AACATCGTAATGCCAGTATTCAACTGAATGCATGATGGTTAGATGCAGGAGAGCTCCGGGGTAAACAAGTGGTGCGTCTACTGGAGCTGGGGGTGTTTGGACAGCATACACCACCCACCCGTCTGGTGGATCCATGGGGGAGTGGTAGTTAGCTACTGTGTCCTTGTTCTGGGCGGTCCCGCCGACGGACCTGGGTGCGTAATCAACGTTATGCCTTATCGGAGTCACCCTGCAATAGGATGCTGCCGACCTAGGCTTATGAAAAGCATAGCCACCTTGATGAAAATCAATTGTGACAGCGCCTTCCAAATTCTCAACGTTATCAGTTGCCGGTCCTCCGGCAGAATTCCTGACTAAGGACTCCACTAGAAAACTAGAATCAACCTGAGCGCCGGAGATCCGGCCTCCCTTGGCTAATTCTGTACTGTCGGGGGTCAGCATGATAGCTGCCCCATTGATTCGGATTGCACTCATCAAATTCCTATCCACTATCCCTGCTAGGGGTTTGTGGCCTAGCGCATTGTAGGAAACACCTCCTAGGAGGTTTCCCGCTAAAAGCGCTGTCAGGTAGACCGGAGGGTCTGCAGGTGTTGATGTCAATGACATGGAAACCTCAAAACTGTAGTTTGCTGACTCTGGTGATGAACACGTTAGATGCTGATGGTGGAAATGGGGGGGTGATATTCGCCACGGGTGTGGCGGTCTCTCCATCCCATCTATACACCACCAGTGTCCAGTGGTTCACGGATGGAACATGGGTTGCGTTTTCCAACGCTGCTTCAAACGCCTCACCCTTTGTCATGTAAACAAATTTGAACTCCGTGCTCCCAGAGGGAGTACGAGGGAACATTATAGGTCCATGAGGGTGGAGGTGTGCAGAAGAGCCGATGTTCTGGTCTGAGAAAGTGGCTACGTTAAGCTTTTGGTCCAACAGAAAACCCAAACTAGCCCTGTTATAGAGCTGGAGATGGGGTGAAATTGTCACTGTTTTATCAGCGTCCCCTATAGCCGTCGTCGCGAACCCAGCTCCATAGGAGAAGGGCTTAGCGGTCGGATTGGGAACATACTCGATGTAAGCGTTTAGTGGATCCCTGCTCAAAGCAGCGAAGAAACCTCCTGAAGCTAGCTCCGCGTTAGCGTGAGCAGGTTCAGAGAAGTCTATCGTCTCTACGATGAATGGGGATGCCACACTGGTTGGGGTGTTACTCCAACCTGCCTGGTATCTTGTTGTGTTCTCAAGGGGAAGGACAGCAGCTAGGGCTGCTTTTGAGGATTTCGAACTCGTCGTCAATTGATGAGCCAACTCTCGGGGTATTCTCCCCTTGCCACCCATAAACATGATCTCTCCCTCCGATTTGGAGGATGAGTGCTTTAGGTGGCGATGGGGATGTTCCGTATTGACCTCGATTTTCAAAGGGGTCTCCGGGAACGACGCCCGGGGTGCTTGGCGGACATCGACTGGCATGACATTCATTTTTCGTGCTTTCCTTGTCTTTTTGCTTACCATTTTGCTTTTGTTGCGCTAAATGTTTACGAATGGACTCAATCTTGTCTAGAACTTAGTAAGTTATAGTCCTAATACCTACCTCACCTTGGTGCTCTCAGCCGCAAGCGGCCGAGAGTTCCTTACTGCCAGATAGGATCAGCAACCACACAGGCTGCCGACACATCCATCGGGGCGGGGAGTGCTTTGATTTTCCCAGCCTTCAGGAGTCCTTTGCGCAAGATATCAAAATCTGCCATAAAAGTCTCAACTGAGGTAGGGACCTCAAAGTCTCCGGAACTCAACTCATTTGCCACATAATATGGCATCAGGGACTCTCTGATCCCAACCCATGAGTTGTAGCATAAAACCATATCCTGTGAGGGAAGAACATGGTACTTACCA